TGTCAGCAATACTTGAAGGAATTGAAGTCCATGCTTCTTCAACCTCTTCTTCTGGTTCATCTTTACCCATTAAGAATGGTGCTGCTAATGATGCTCCTGCTAAACCTGTAAATAATTTTTGACCACCTGATAAACCACCCCACCAGTTACCAACACCGCCAGCCATTCTGCCAAGCCAACCTTTTCCTGCAGCGGTTCCACGTAATGGTCCCATATTCATCATACTTTTAGCTCCTAAACCTTTAAGCCATCCTGCACCTTTCAGGCCTGAAAAAGGACCGGCACCCATACCCCACATACCTAAACCACCAATAATAGCAGCCTTACCTATAGGGCTTTTAACAATTTTCTTAACTGCTCTAGTTGCTTTCTTTAAAGCTTTTTTTATAAAGTAAGATTTAATACCAGTTCCATTAATGTCTTCGCCAGCACCCCCTAAAGATTTCAATAGTTTAGCTTCGTCTTTATTAATATATGCTAAAGACTCTCCTGGAGGAGCCATTCTTTTAGCATCTTCCAGTGTTAAAATTCCACCATTATTCATTAATTGTCTGGGTTCTTGCATTCTTGAAATTGCCATAATTTTACCTTAATCTCCTACTTTATTACGTTTTACTCATTAAATCAAGAGGTGGCATGATGACCTTTACATCCTGTGCCATGTCCTCATTCTTGTAACCTTTAGTTTCCCAGTCTTTTCTTTCCTTAAAAAGCTCGCCAGTTTCCTTATGTCTGTAGGTTAATTCAACTGTTGCATTCTTTATTTCCATTAATCAATTTTCTCCTTTTTCATATTTAAATAACTAATAGTAATAACTACCCCATCACTTACAGTTCCTGCTGTAGTAGCAGCTAATACTGTACCTCCCGCTACTATCATTGGATTTGTTAGTATTTCTACACTAGCTGCTGTCGCTAATGTTTGAGTATGTATTACTTCAAAAGCATTATTAGTAATAGTTATAGTAGGTGTATTAGATCCTGATTTATTAGTAACATGTAAAGATCTAATAATAACTGTTTCATTAACTGCTGGCTCTAATAAGTTATTACTTTCAGCTGCTGTTACAGTTTTACCATAAAATTTATATTGGTTTATTATTGCCATTATGAATCTAAAAAGAAACTTTTAGCTTCTATTTCTTGTTTAACTTCATCCTGAAATGAAGAGTTTAATTTTGTTATCACACCGTCAAGGTCCCTGACCAGTGATTGTAGATTAGCTCTGCTGTATTCTTCTTCAGCTCTTGTTAATGATTGTACGATCTTTGCCATTATAATATACCTAGTAGTCCTCCATATTTTAAACCTACTCTTCCACCATCAGCCCAATGATGACCCCCTGGGTCTCTTCCATAATTTCCAGAAGAAGATGATTTACTCGATGAACTTTTTTCTGATCCACTCCACCCTGTATCTGTATGGGGATTAGGATTACCTCCTGTGTATCCTTGAGCTTTTCCATAAGCTGAATGAGGATTAACTGTTGATGCTCCACTTGCAGAATCCTTGGCTGCAGCTGCTCTATTAATATCAGTTTCATCTCTATCTATTCTTCCTTGAGCTTGTTGTATGTCATATGCTCGAGCTTTATCTATTAAACTTAAATCAGAAGTTATGTTTTCTAAGTCTGTTACATTTTTATTATAAAAAGTTTGACGAGCTAGATTCATTTTATTCATTTCATACCAAGTTTTTCCGTATTCATTTTCGTCATCTAAACTTCCATGTTTTCCTATCCAACTTTTTTGTGATTTATCTATTTGCTCATCTAATCTAGCTGATTCTTTTTTACTATACTCTGCATAGTTTCCAAACATGGAGTCTACATTAATACCAAAAGGATCTTTATTTGTTCCGGCTGTATTTTCTCCAAATATTGTTGGTCCTGTATAACCTCTTTTAGAAGCTATAAACGCTTGATCAGCTTGAGGCAGACTTGCGTAATTCTTTAATCCAAAATTACTCATGATACCCATAATTCCTGGTATCATTCCTCGTGGTTGTATATATCCGCTAGTCATAATATCTTCGTAAGATTGAGGTCTATTTATTCCAGGAATATGGTCGTAAACAAAATCACTTATTCTTCTTTTTAATGTAGGTTTTTCTGCTGGAATATAACTTGGACCAAACTGTCCTGTTCTAGCTTTTTCGTGGTGATCTTGAATTCTTTCGGCTGCTATATCTCTTAGACCTTCTAATGTTCCTCCTGTATAACTAGCAAAACCTTGAACATTAGGGTCTACACCTTGAGCAAGTGCTTGGGTAGCTAGGTTATATGCTTGTTGATCATACTTAACACCTGAAGGAAAAGCTGGAAACTGTGCTTCTCTTAAAGGCCTATTGCCTTCCTTAACTCTTTCATTATATGCCTGTATATCTCTATTAAAATTAGAAACTAAATTTGAAGTTTTACCTGGATAATAATTTTGATTATTTGTGCTATATGTAAAAGAATTTGTGTTAGGTATTCCATATGATGTTGTTACTCCTTCTTCTAGGCTTGTCTTAGGTGGTGTATAGCTTTTAAGAAATTTATTCATAGGCAAAAACTTTTCGCCTGCATCGTATCTTTGTTGATCAACTCCTGTATAAAACGTAGACATTATCTTCTTCCTCCTGGATGTATATCCAATCTAAATGTACCTAACTTCCAATCTTCTGAAGAGGTAGTATTTGCAACTTTTAAAGCAATTGATCTTGCTCTTAATCTTGTATCTTTTTTTGTTGTAGTATTATCAACCGTAAAATTTGTAGTGGTACCAGAACTATTTGGATAATTTTTAGTTATAAAACTAATCTGAGTGTTTCCTGTTTGCGAAATAAAATCTGGTATAAATCTACTAATTCTCATCATAAATTCTCCGTCTCCTCTAAGGTCAGGCATCCCTACAACTTGTCCTCCACCTCTAGCTGCCTTTTGAGTAATGTCAAAATCACCTGAAGTAATGGTTCCTATCACCGCAGTCACTGCTCCGCCTGCATTAATTTGATCGGTCCCTGTTTCCTGTTTATAGTATATCGTACTTCCGTCCGTATTACCAGTAACATCAAATGAGGCGTCATCAGAGGGATTATAGTAAGTAGCATGTGGTTTAGCAAAAACAGATGAATCTTGCCACGCTGATCTTGGTAAAGTACCAGTAGTCCAAATAGGTCTTTTAATAGTAGAATCTAGATAGTTATATGTCACTACTCTGTCGACTGCGTCCGAAGCTGCTGTACAATAAAACCAACTTATCTCCCCAAATAGATTGTTTAATCCACAGTTCACAAGGTCTCGTGATGTAGAATTTAAATCATCATAAACATGGTCTTCTACTAAACAAGGTAAAGATTTTAACTGACCATCGTATGCAAAGAAACCGTTCTCAGACATCCAGTAAGCTGTACCGTCAACCTCAATATTAGCATTTTTTCCTAATAACCCACAGTTAGTTCCTACCTGCTCAAACGAGAAGGTAAAAGGTTGACCAACGTACTTCATCAGGAACAAGGCAGTATCAGTCCACACATAGATCGCATCCCTACCTTTAACAGCTCCCATAATCATAGAACCATCTGCAAGTCTTTGTGTACCTGCGGTGGTTTCATTTATATCTACCGTATATGCATTTGTACCATCAATATTTTCCCGATCAGAAAATCTTATAAACATATCATCTTGAGTTGATGTTGTTCCAATAGTTGTTTCAGTACCAAAAAATACTAAGTGTCTATCGGGCGTAGATACTAATACATGACGCGATGCGGTAGGCGCATTTGCTAAGACGGTAGCTCTTGTAGAAACAGCGCCGGCTGCCGCTGCGTCCCATTCAAAGCATTTACCATTATAAATAAGAGCAATTAATTTTGTACCATAGTTATCTAATATCCATAGACCAGGATCAATTGTAAAGTCAGCAGAAGATGCTTCACCCCAGGCAACGTAATCAGATATGTTTGTTACCGTATCTCCTCCACTATGCGATGCTTTGGTTGTACCATTAACTTCTCTAGCGCCTCCACTTAAAATATTTGTAGAAGTATTATTAGCGGTAAAACTTATGTCTTCTGATCCAATTCTAATTTCTCCAGTAGAAGGAAAAGCAGCAGAGTTGGTTAAAGGAATATCAGTTACAGCGTCATTAATACCAGAAGCTAGTGTTGTAGTTGCTGGTCCTAAAGCTGTACCACCAAATAATCCTGTTCCAAAACCGTAACCACCTAGCTGTTGTGCCGGTCCTACAGTATAATAACATAACACAGAAGTGCTGTTTCCATCACTTGTAGTTAAAGGCGTCCCTGATTCCTGAACATCCATCGTAATGTCAAAAGTAGATGTAGTAGGAACAGCAGTTACCATAAACTTTTGGTCTTCAAAAGTAGCATTACTGTAAGTTGATCCAGCAGGTACTCCTGTCACACTATCAAACATTACAATATCGTCTTCACCTAGACCATGAGATCCGGTGCATGTTACTGTGACAGTTGTTGATGAAGAGCTACTTGAAAATTTTGCGCCTGTTAAAGTAGTTCTGATTGGATGGATGTCATAAAAAACTCCCCCTGAATAAACATATAAAATTCTATTAGTTCCTACAGCTGCGTATTTAATACCAGCGTTATCGTCCCAGTGATGAATAGCTCTAGCTGCACCAGTTAATTTATCATCACCTAACTGAGTCCAACCACCTATTTTTTCGGGAGTACCATATCTAAAACGAACATTGTCACCATCAAACCATTGGCCTTCAGCCCCGGTTTCTGTAACCTGTTTGTTGAATCCTGGTAAAAAACCTAATTTTTGTAACA